GCGAGACGTATGGAACATCGACATTGACCGGCGGGGCGGTCGGCAGGGGCGGTGCATTGGGGTCCGCGCCTGCGGGCTGCAGCAGGTTCTTGGCAACGACACTCTCGTAAACCCAGAAGCCGTACTTCTTGCCGTCCACTGCGAGTTCGACGCAGCGATCCATGGCGTCGGTTGCGTTGCTGCTGATGATCTCACCGGTCTCGACGAAACTACCGGGCGTGGCCGATTCAACCAGGATATGAAACTCTTCCATGGACGGTTTCCTTGCTCTCAGGGGGATTCGACCCAGACGCCGTATCGATTGCCGTCCTGGCTGAGATCGATGCAGCGCAGCTTGGCCTTCTCGACGTCGTCGGCGATGACCTCGGCTGGGGTGGTCTCTTCAAAGATCCCAGAGTTGGTCGGCATCTCTTCAACGATGTGGAATTGCGGCACAGCTGCGTTCCTTTCGCTCAGTAGGGCGGGGGTGCGGTCAGGCGGTCCTGCCAGAGGTAGCGAACGATCAGCGTCAGGCGCCGGTACACGCCGTCGTCTCCGCCAGGGCCGAGCGGATCCATCGACTGATCGTCGCTGTAGGAGAGCCCGTCAGGTGTGGTGACGTTGATGCCGCGAAATGCGGTGGAGAACGCTTTGCGCTGCACCAGGGCGTCGCGCATGCCGGTGCCGATCGGCACCATTACGTGAATGAAGATCTGGCCTTCTTCGTTCCACGCGTCGTAGCCGATCTGCATCGGACCGGCGGACTGCGCAGCAACCTCGACATCGACCCATGTCTTCGGTGGCGACGGTCGCGGCCCGGCAATTTCGTTCGGCATCTCCAGCGTGATGCCCAACTGCGTGGCCACCGCCTGGATGCGGGGCATGCAGTCGTCGAACACTTCGGGCGACATCGCATCAGCCGCCGAGCGTCTTGATGAAGTAGACGAGATCCTCGGCGACACGTCTTACGTCCGCGCGACCCTGCATCGTGCGTGTGGTGCCGTCGCTGAACACGATCTGGTCGCCCTGGCGCGGTGGCTTCGGCCACTGCTTTTCGTTCATCTCGCGATCGGTCAGCGTGATCTTGTCAGCGGTCTGCTGCACCGAGCCCACCAGGACCGATTCGACGCCGATCTCCACGAACGCGAGGCAGTCGACACTGAACGCGACCTGGCGCGTGCCGGTCAGCCGTTTGACAGTGACGATCTCACCTTGCGTGGTGAGCGCGCGTATGACGCCGTCAGCGTTCATTTCGGCAGCACGCGCGCGGACAGAACCGTGTTGAGGTAACTGCCGGTGACGATCGCCACCAGACGCAGTCGATCGCCGAGCACATTGCACAGCAGGCCATCGGTCTCGGGATTGCCGCTGGCATCGATGCCGCCGACACCAGGATCGACGAGATCCGTGGTGCCTGCATACAGCTCGAACATCACGGTGCGTGCGACGACATCGAACGTGACCTGGGCGATGTCATAGGCCGGGCCATCGGGGCCCATCGCTGACTGCACCAGGGCCTTCACCGTGGTGCCACCGGACCCCCACAGAAAGCGGAGCTCGACGGCGACGGATTGCATACCCTCGAGTCCGGCCGTCCACTCGCCGGTCATTGTGCCGGGTGCCGTGATCTGAAAGTCGAGCGTGTCCGTGCCCTGGAGGGCATAGACCTCTGTCGATTGCAGCATCAGAAGCCTCTCAGTTCACGGGGCGCAGGATTGATGAGCAGCACTCGACGAGCATCGCTTCGGTCTGCACGCGATAGGTGCGATTGCCGCACTCGGGGCAGCGCGGCCCAACCGACACCACACGCGCTGCTTCCGGCTCGCAGTTCTCGCAGTGGATGACGACAGGCTCGTCCTGGCGGAACGCCCTCACAGCCGTTGCTCGCGATAGGCCTCGAGACGCGACGCGGCCGCGGGCACAATCGCTGCGTTCTCGCCGGGCGTGCCACCGAAATACGTCGTCGACAGCACGTTCGGCACGGTCTCGGTCCTGATCGTTGGATCGCGCGTGCCGGCCGACTTCCGCACGTTCAGCTGCATCAGCACTGCGGCCTCGATGTCGGGCGGCAGATCGTCGCCGAGCGTGTAGCCACCGGTGTATTGCACGGTGACCATGTGCGGATACGGGTAGCCGTAGCCGTGCATGTAGTAGGGGTAATCGAACCACGGGATCCAGCAGCCCTGGTCTGGGTCGAACCGGCGCAGCAGACCGGCCTCGCCATCGAGCAGCCACTGGTCGGGCGTCAGCACCGTGCTATCCCAGGTGACCGAGATCACCTCGGTGACTGGCCACAGCACCAGCACCAGATCGGTCTGATGGATGTAGCCGGTGAAGACCTGCTGCAGCGTCTCTTTGATCAGCCGCCGCCCGCAATAGCGTTCGACCGCGGCGCTCTCTTCCTTGATCCAGCGCTTCAGCCGGCTGTCATATTTGGAGCCGGTGATGCCGAGCTCCTCCTTTGCGGTCGCAAGCGTCGTCAGGTCGCGATTGGTCGCCTTCGTGATGACGGTGGTGACCGAGCGCATCGACATCAGGCGAACCGCTGGAACGCGAATGAGGCGATGCCGTCGCGGCCGAGCCTGCTTTCCTCTTCGTTGTGCTCGAGCAGCTCCCAGCCGAGCATGCGCATCACGGCCAGGAAGCCGAAGCTGGTGAAGTACCAGCAATGCTCGTCCGGTCTGAAGTGCTTGGACGTCAGCACCTCCTTCGGCCCACCGAACACCGGCATGGACACGAACACGCGGGACGTCACGCGTGCCAGGAGGCGGTCGAAGTCGGGAATGTGCTCGAGCACGTCCCACAGCGTGATGGCCGCCACAGCCTCGCTGTAGGGGTCGCAATAGAGATCGCGCTCGCGCAGCCACTGCACGCCCGCCGGATTGACGTCATAGCCGCGGGTGTTCGCCCTGGCCTGCACGAAGGCGCCGGCGCCGATGCCGATATCGACCACGGGCCGGTCCCAGTGGCGGTCCACCAGATCGACGCGGCACTGGGTCAGGCGTCGCCCCAGGTCGGTGTCGCGATACCCGACGTACTTGGCGAAGTAGCGAACGTCGTAGGGCTCGAGCGGATCCGCGATGTCGTAGTAGCCGACGCCGAGTTCAGGCAGCCAGGTCAGTCGCTGCGCCGCGAGCTGGCGGAAGAGCGTGGGACCGGCAGGCGCACGCTTCGCATCCAGGACTGCCACTGCTGGCCAAGATCTGGGATCCGCTTGTCGCAGCGATGGCGCATGTCCGTGCATAAGCAGAACCTTTCCGGCGTTGCGAAACCGATGCGCTTGGCGTCCATGCGCGGGTCGATGATCTTCTCCGGTGCGTTCATCCCGCCGTTGCCACCGAGGATGATGAAAGCGCGGGTGTGCAGGGCGATGGCGGCAGGCACGATCCAGCCCACCGGGCCGACGACGACTGCGGCATCGCGCACCGCGGCGAGCAGTTGCCGCACCGACAGCTCGCCATTGGTCAGCGCGACGTTGTGCGGCGGCAGTCGGCCGCCCTCGATCCATTCGTAACCGTGCTTGAGATCGGCGATGACGACGGTGGCGAAGCCGCGGGCCTTCAGGTCGCCGGCGATCTCGTCGACGTATTGCGGATACGGGTTGCGCGCCTCGTTATCCCACTCGATGCGGCGCATCACCGGTCTGATGATCGCCAGCGGTGCACCGCCGGTGTCGAACGGGCATTTGCCGAGCTCTGGTAGATCCCACACCGGGTTCAGCTTGTTGAGCGGCGGTAGCTTGATCTCCATCGCGGTGGCCACGTTGCCGTTCGCCACCTCGAGCACGCCGTAGCCGAGCCTTATCGTCCTGGCGTCATCCGGTGGCCTGAACCATTGCTCCTGGCGCGTACGCGCGAGGTTGCGCATCTGAGTCCGCAACCGTCGCTGGCCGCGCACGAGCCGCAGCGGTAGATCGTGAAACAGTTCGGGCCACGGTGTTTCGTAGTAGACATCCCGGCGCTGCGCCGTGGCCGCGATGAACGGCCTGACATAGATGCTATCACCGAGCCCCCAAGGGCCGACGATGAACAGGCTTTTTGCCATCCGGCTTCGCCTTTTTGGCCGGCGCAGGCGGAGTGTCCGCAACGACCTTGATGGTGTCGTCTTCGTCCAGCACAGGAACAGCCAGACCAGCGAGTTCCAGCTCAGTGGCGCGGATGCCATGAGCGTAAAAACGCTGGCCTGGATGCACCACGCCCTCGTGGTCGCGGTTGATCCACGGCTTGAGGGCCTCCATCAGCATCAGGGCAGCGTGCCGTAGATGAATGCTGCAGGCCTGTAGACCGCCAGGGTGAGGCGTTCTTCACCGCGGATGGTGATCATGTTGCGCACGAAGTCGTCGGCGTTTTCCGTCGAGATGAGGATCTCGATCGACATCCGATCGAAGATCTGTGCACCCAATTGGAACGCGCCAGTCAAGAACTTGCCGACCTGCATGGCCTGCGTATCGACCACCGGAAGGTTCCACAAACGCTTGCCAAGCAGACCAGTCGGGTCACCGACGATGTAGCGGCCCTGCAGATCCTTGGTCAGCTCGATGCGGCCCCAATCGGTCGGGTGCAGCACGTAGCCACTTGCCGGATACAGTGCGAGCGTCGCCTGCAGTGACGCCAGTCGGAGCTGGTCGATCGGCGTCGGGTTGGTGGGCGCGAAGGCTGGTGCATAGGCCGAGGCCTGGGGGACGATCCCGAGGATGTGCTGGCCGGTGCCGTCGCCGTAGAGCAGCTCGCCTTCCTCGACGAACTGCAAGCCATAGGTCAACCGACCGTCGATGATGCTCCGCAGCTGCGGCGCATCGTCCATGATCTGCCGCGAGGCTTTCATGAAATGCGCGATCGTGCGCACCGGGGTCGATTTCAGATCGAAGGTGATGTTGCTCTGCGGCTTGAGCTGGCCTTCCGACACCACCGCAGCGCCGGTCACGTTCGGGTCGTCGGTTTCCACCGCGTACTCTATCGCGTTCGACGACGTGGTCCCGGGCGTGATCAGGTTCCGCACCACCATCTGCCGCATCGGTGGCGTCACCATGCCGACGCGATCGGCCTGCACCAACGAGGTTGACGGCGAGCGGCCGGCACCGACGGTGGGATTGCCCGAGGTGATGTCCTTCAGCTCGATGGCGACGCGGGCTTGCCCGTTCTTGGTCTCCATCAGGCCCTTGACGGCAGCATTCTCGACCACGAGGTCGCCGAGCGTCTTCAGCTCCTCGTCGCCCGGTCCGCCACGGCGAACCATCTTCTGCTCCACCGCGGTGAGGCGCTCGCTGATCGTGTTCATTTCGGTCAGCGCCTTATCGGCCTTGTCCTTGGTCTCCTGCGTGATGGTGCCGAGGTTCTTCATCTCGGTCTCGGCCTTTTCGGCGAAGGTTTTGACTTCGTCGGTCGCCTTTTTCAGATCGACGGCAAGGTTCTTGAGTTCGACCTCGGGATTGGGGTCAGCAGCCATGGTGTCCTACCTTTTGCTGGAGATGAGGGAGAGATCAGCTGCGAGCGTCGACAGCTGCTTGAGCGTCTCCGACCGCAGCTCGCTTGCCGCCAATTGGTCGGCCTCATCCCGAGGCGCTTTGAACCCAAGCTCGGCGATGGCTCGGGCTTGCGAATGCGACAAGTGAAACTCCTCCCGGAGCCACGTTTCGAACTCGCGTATCGTGGTGGGCTTCGCCAACGTCATGCCCAACGGCACGTCCTGGCCGGTCAGCGCGCGATGCGCATCCGACAGGTGGCCCCACATGGCAGAGCGCTGATCGTTGGTCGGACTGTTCTGACCGGCGAGCGACGTCTGATGCAGCTTCATGCAGGCCGCGACAGCGTCGGTTGCGGTCTGCGCGTCGACATTGCGCATGATCGAGTTGAGATGCGTGACCTGCGCCTGGGCATTCGCTGGATCACGCACCAGATCGACCGCGTATAGGTTCAGCTTGTTGATGAGGCG